ACTATTATGAACAAGCGTATAAGAGAAAAAGCCGAAGGAGAACCTGCTCCAATAAACAAAGATGAATATGTTATTATGTTTCCAAAAGAACTAACATCTAGTTTAGGATTAGACTCTCAAACCGATAGTGGTACTAGTGATAATGCAGCAATGACAGTAGACGAATTTTATAGAAAGACGCAAGGTTTACTAAATTATAATGAGCTTCCAAAAGCTGGACAAGAAGAAGTACAAACTGCTTTTGATCAGTATAAAGAATTATATGTAACTAACAATAATGTAGCTTCGGCTGTTAGAAGAATTGCAGAAAGTTCTGAATTAGCCAATCCAATTGGCAAGGGAACTATTGCAAAGTCAATGGTTGAAGGAGGCAATACCCCGTTTGGTATCGAAGCATACACAAAAAACGAAAATGATGTATATGTTTCAGAAAAAGTTACAATCTCAAATGATTTTAGAGAATTTACATTTCCGCTAGGTACTAGTGTTGAACAAATTATCGAAGAAATAGTCATCTTAAGTTCTTATGGTAAATCTGCTGCAACAGAATTTACTCCAGATTCAGACGGGATGATAAACTGGTTTAGAATTCATACTCAAACATTCTTAGTACCTGATGAACAAGTAAGGAGTGTAAGCGGTGAAAATCCAAAAGTATTTGTATATGCTGTTGTTCCTTATAAAGTTCATTCGTCAGTCTTTAATAATGCTTCACAACCATCAGTTGGTATTGAAAAACGTAAACAGCAGGCAGCTAAAACATATGATTATATCTATACAGGAAAAAACGACGATATACTCGACTTTGAAATTAATTTTAATAATTCATTTTATAAAGCATTAAACACAAATATAAACGGTAGTGGTGATTCTAGACTTTTAGCAAAAAACGGATCAAATGGGTCGACTGAAGAATCTTATAATGCATCTGAAGGAAATTCTGAAGGCAGTGGATTTTCTAATCCTAATGTGTCTGACGTAGGAGATGCTAACGGCACAGGTAAAGGAGGAGGATCGACAATGGATTCTCCAGCAGTTCAGGTTGCTAGAATGTTTAACGAAGCAATAGTAAATAATAATGTTGATATGATTGTTATGGATCTTACTGTTCTTGGAGATCCTTACTACCTAGCAGATAGTGGAGTTGGAAATTATAGCTCACCAGTTGCAGCGAAAGCATACACTGCTGACGGGTCAATGGATTATCAAAGAAGTGAAGTTGAAGTGAATGTTAATTTCCGTACACCTATTGATTATAACGGCGAAACAGGATCAATGATATTTCCACAGGATACTATTCCAGTAAAGGCATTTAGTGGATTATACAAAGTAAACATTGTTGAAAACAGTTTTAGTGGCGGAAAATTTACACAGGTGTTAAGTATGAACAGAAGACCAAAACAAGACGACTCACCAATTACTGGACAATCTAGTGATCCGGGTGCAGTAAAGTCGACAGAAAACACCGATGCAGGCAAGGAACAAATTACAAATAATACAGGGAATCCGCAGTAATGGCAATTGATGGACGTTCAGCGAGAAAAACGCTAGTAATCAATCCAGGGCCATATGAAGCGTTGGTTGTATCCTTACTTGATCCAAAAAGAATGGGTGCAATACAAGTTGAACTATTAAAAAATAGCACTTCGGGTAATCAGCCTGAACGATCAGGACAAATTGTTACAGTACAATATATGAGTCCGTTTGCCGGAGTAACACCAATTGACGGAACTACCAGTCAAGACGACTTTCAAGGAACACAGAAAAGTTACGGATTTTGGGCGGTACCTCCTAGTGTAGGAACAAAGGTACTTGTTATGTTTGCAGAAGGTAACATAGCAAGAGGCTATTGGATAGGATGTGTTCCGGACGTGTATCAAAATCATATGACACCAGATCCGTGGGCCGGCACTGAATACAATAATACTGACAGTTCTAAAAAACTTCCTACAGGAGAGTACAATAAAAGACTTTCATCTGGCGTCGGAAACGATCCTTCAAAATATATTAAACCTGTTAATAATGATTTTTATACTATACTTGGAAGACAGGGTCTAGTAGATGACGATATTAGAGGCCCTGCTAATAGTACTAGCAGACGAAACTTACCTAGTAGTGTATTTGGTATTAGTACTCCGGGTCCTCGAGACAAAAGAAACGGAGCTCCTAAAAGTTCAGTTGGCCCAAAGGAGTATAGTACACAAACATTTACAAGTATACTAGGTGGTTCTAGTATTGTTATGGATGACGGCGACGAACAATTTTTAAGAAATAGTTTTGCTGGACAAGACGCAATGTTATATACTGATGTAGTTGCTGACCCTCAAGCAACTACCGGCATTAAGACACTACCTAAAGGTGAATCTTTTAGAATTAGGACACGCACAGGTCATCAAATTCTTCTACATAATTCAGAAGACTTAATTTATATTGGCAATGCAACAGGTAGTTCTTGGATAGAAATGACTGCCAACGGCAAAATTGATATCTATGCACAAGATAGTATTAGTATTAGGACTCAAAATGATCTTAATATAAGTGCTGATCGAGATATTAATATGACTGCGGCACGTGATATTAATTACAATGCAGGCAGAGATTACAAACTTACTGTTGGTAATAACAGTGACTATAAAGTTGGCGGCAAACACAATATGGAGATTGGCGCTGATGAAAATCATTATGTTGGTGCATCACAGAAAATATTTGTTGGCGCTACTGGAGATTTAATTGTAACTGGTGCTCATACTATTACAAATAACGCAACACTAGACATTAATACTAAAGGTAACAGAAAAGATACACAGGCAAATTTAGACTTAAACACTGGAGGATATAATTATTTCACAGCAGGCGGAAATACAGATATTTTGAGTGGCGGCAATCATAACGAAACAGCCACTGAAATTCATATGAATGGTCCAGCAGCGACTGAAGCAGCAACGGCAGGAAGTGCAGCTCAAGCACAAGTTGCAGCCCCTGCTCTGTGGCCTGTGCGTGTTCCAGTACACGAGCCGTGGCTAGGCCACGAGCATTTAGACCCTGGAACATTTACTCCAGGATTTACACAAGCAAGTGGATCTCCAAGTCCTGCATTAAGAGAATCTACACCGTTATTAAGTAGTGATAGTGACTTAACTACAAGTGCTGGCGCTGCAAGCGGCGCAACAGTTACAGCGGCAAATACAAACGGTCCGCAGACAGTTGTTCCTGGTCAAGTAGGACCTACAGGAGATCAGCCAGCTAAACCAGTTGAAGTTACATTATTACAACAATTCTTCTTAAATGAATTAATTAAGAAAATTGGATTAGATCCAGCAAATGCACTTAAATCAGCAGATCCTAATAGACTTGCCGAAGGAGAAACTCCAGGTAATGCAGAAGCACTTGGTATGGCAATGGCACAGATACAAGCAGAATGTGGATTCAAACCAAGAAGTGAAAACTTAAATTATAGAGCAAGTACATTACGTAGAGTATTCCCAACGCGAGTTAAAACAGATGCGTTTGCACAAGAACTTGCAGCAGCAGGTCCTGCTGCTATTGGTAACACTATTTACGGAAATCGATACGGCAACGCACAAAACGAAGGCTACAAGTACCGTGGTAGAGGACTAATACAGTTAACGTTTAAAGGTAACTACGAAACATACGGCCCTAAAGCAGGACACCCTGAAATTGTTCAAAATCCAGATTTAGTTAATGATCCTGAAATTGCTGTAAGAATTGCTTGTGCATACATTCAATCTAAAACGGTAACTTGGACTAGTTATGACTTCGGTGCTTTAGGACAGCAGTTCCGCAGAGCAGTTGGATATGCTGATCAAGGCGGCAGTGAAACTGCTAATCGTATTGGTTTAGGAAGAGGGTTTGCAAGCAAAATTATAACTGGCGACTTAACTCCTGTAGCAAGTATTACAACAGAACCAGCAGGAACAAACATTGAAGCAGGTAATCGTGTAGATCCTGCGGCAGGTCCGCAATAGAGGGTAAATACGTTATGAGCACACAAGAAAAAAAATTATACAAAGAAGTAACAGTAAAAGGAAATAAACGTCCTTCCGCCCCAGTCGAAAGTCGTGCTTACAGAGGCATTTCAACAACAAATCCAGAAAATACTAGTTTTAATCTTTATGATATTGCTCTTATAAAGCAAGATATTATTAATCACTTTCATATTCGTGTAGGCGAAAAACTTGAGAATCCTGAATTTGGAACTATTATTTGGGACGTTATTTTTGAACCAATGACCGAACTTTTAAGAGAAGCAATAGCAAATAACGTTACAGAAATTATTAATTATGATCCACGTGTTCAAGTAGAACAAGTTACTGTAGATACATACGAAAGCGGCATTATGATAGAGTGTACATTACTGTATTTGCCGTATAATATCTCAGAAAGTATGCGTATGAGATTTGACGAAGATAACTCAATTTTAACTTAAAGAATTATATACGCACTTATCTAATCTTAATAAATACTGTTACACATAAAGGAAAGCAAGTATGTCAACAACCGACAGACAAAACAGACTATTATTAGCAGAAGATTGGAAGCGTGTTTACCAGTCATTCCGCAATGCGGATTTTCAAAGCTATGACTTTGACAATCTTCGCAGAACAATGATCTCATATTTACGAGAAAACTATCCAGAAGATTTTAATGACTATGTAGAGTCAAGTGAATACTTGGCATTAATTGATCTTATTGCTTTCTTAGGTCAAAATATTAGTTTTCGAATTGATTTAAATGCCCGTGAAAACTTTTTAGAATTAGCAGAACGCCGTGAAAGCGTATTACGTTTAGCAAGATTGCTTTCCTATAATCCTAAACGTAATCAAGCATCCAACGGATTATTAAAGTTTGAAACAATTAGTACAACTGAAGATTTATTTGATTCTAACGGAACTAATTTATCAGGACAGACTATTGTATGGAACGATATTTCAAATCAAGACTGGTACGAGCAGTTTGTTAAAGTATTAAATTCAGCACTACCAGCAAATGGAGTTTTTGGAAGACCAAACAAAACTGATACAGTTAATGGTATAAGTGCAGAACAGTATAGAGTAAATGGCACAAACACTGATATTCCAGTATTTGGCTTTAGTAAAAGTGTAGACGGTAAGTCTACACAGTTTGAAATAGTTAGTACTGATATTGGTTCTGGAAACATTATTGAAGAAGCTCCTCTACCAGGAAGTAATTTTGCGTTTTTGTATAGAGATGACGGTCAGGGTGCTGGATCAAATAACACAGGATTTTTTGCACACTTTAGACAAGGAAGATTAGATCAAGGCGATTTTAATATTTCTAAACCAAGTGCTAATC